ACCAGCATCTATTTCATCTACGTTAATCATTTGATATGGTTCTAATGTAATCTCAACTGTTTCAAGTGATTTAACATAAGCACCATTATCTCTAATGTCTTCTGGTAACTGACCATAGAGATAAGGTAAGTTAGCTGGATAGATGTTACCATTACGATCCATGTATTGTTGAATTAAAGTTACTTTAGTTGTTAAGTTCATGAGTTTTCTGGTGTATCACCAGCTTGAGTTAAGAATGTATTTAAATCAATTATATTACCAATAGTGCCAGCACTTAATAATGGAGTTGTACCACCACTAGAATAAGTAGTGGCACTACCTGGAAATACATATTGTTTAGGAATAACTGTTAATTTGTTATTGAGAATATTAAGTGGAATAACAATACGTTGAACAGTTTTAACTACTGTAGTTGTATCATCCTTAGTAATAGTTAAGTTAATATCAACAATAAATTCATTTGTACCTTCTGCAATAGCACCAGTAAATGATAATGCTTTAGATAATGTAGGATTTAGTTTCTCACGGTTGAATGAAGATGAGATAGACATAGTTGTTACGGTAATTGGTTAAGTTAATAATAACATTAAATTAATTCCTCAACATCACTAACTAAAATAGCCCCATATCCTGCCAACTCGGCAGGGCTTATCAATATTTGCTCTTGATAGCTAGGGTCTGGTTGAGTCCTTTGAAGTAACGCTATGATGGCATCAAAACTTGCTTGGGTTAACTTGCCTCCACGTTTTAATGTTGTTAAGTTGCCAACCACCCAATCAGGTCGATTTTGGGTAATAGCATCTAATATCCTTAAATAGACTGGACTTTCAGCTACTGCCAAAACTTCCGCATCTGTGACTACTGCCGAAACTTCTTCTAAAGTTGTCTTTACAGATACTTGTCCTATTGGCACTGGATTATCTACTAATACTTTATCGTTGAGGTATGAAGTTAATTCCCTGGGAGATAGTTCAGGGAATTGTTCAATTTGAATAAGCAGCCATTGTTCTTGTTGTTTTGTCATGGTTTTTAATTATCCACTAATAGTTATTCTATTGATAGCATCGTAAATTTTCATGATTTTCCTCAAGCTACTGTGATGCCGTAGTAACCGCCTTGATTGCGCTCAAGGTTTTGGCGGTTGGTGATTAAGCTCACAACATAAGACTGTCCTATTGTTGGTAAAAAGTCTACACTCCCTAACCGTCGCCTGTGCGGGCTACGTTCGTTGTTGCGTAATACGGCTGTGCGGTCGCACCCGTATTCAGTTGCGCGCCCCAGATAATGCGGTTTTGCCCGATAGTTCTGCTTATGCTATTATCCGCATCGGCGGCTGTATTGATCACAGTTATTGCCGTAACCGTGCAGGTCGCGGTGAGCGATATACGATACCAACCATTGCCAACAGGCGTTGAACTTGCCGTTGCACCACTCCATCCAGAGCCTATTGTCGAAACAGTGCCAATCGCGCCGGTTAGCATATTCACCCAGCAGCGGGCTTGGTTGGTGACGACTGCCGTATCAAAAAATCCGATACGCGCCCAAGTGCCAGTTGAACCGGCTTTGATAAAGACCGAGCATGTGACCTGCCCCGCTGCAGCGAGCGTGATTGTTTGATACCTGCCGGACGTTGATGACAGCACTGTGCATCTCTCTGCGGTCAGTGTGCCATCGGGGGCTATTTCCGAGTTTGCGGCAATGGTTTCGGCTGACCCTGCCAAACCCTCCCACACCCCGTTTTCAAACTCCTGGGATCGCAGCAGCAGGTTCTGCGATCGGACAAAACCACGCAACACCACCATTCTAGTAGAAGTTCTCATGGTGCAAAACTCCTAACTCTAATTGTAAAACTTTCACTATTTGCAGCCGGAGTAAATGCACCACTTGTCACCACATATCCAAACAAAGAAGTGCCAGTTAGTTTATAAAGTTGGTTTAGGTTTCTCACCTCAGCAACTACACTACCACCACCACCTTGAGCTAATGATGCAGATAAAGCTATACCTCTGGGATTGAGAATACTTGCTCTATCTCCAGAAGATATAGAAAATGGTAGATTATCAGCTATAGCTGATGGTGGGGTAACACCGTATAAATACAAGGTAAAGGTACTCATACCTGCTGGTACTGCTGTGATATTGAAAATAATATCTAAGCTTTCAATAAATATAAACCCACCACTAGCACCAATATTCTGAAGTTCAAATACACCACCATACACATCATTAGCTGTGTAAGCTGTGGTGTTAGCAGCGCGAGTAATTGTGGTTGAAGATGCGTAAGCTAATCCCGCAGGTGCAGCAGTCATGCTGACAGGTTGAATATTTTGGAAAAATGTACCTGTAACTGGAATAGATTTACCCCCTGTTACACCTTGTACTGCTACTGCTTTTGTTGCATCACTTCCTGGATTAGCTTGAACGGCTGTTTGATTAGTGGCACTAGCGTCACCACCAGATCCACCACTAATAGCAGTTACGAATTGTAGTAATGCTTCTACCTTCTCATCTTTAGTTAATTCAACGAAGGTCTTATTAACACCATTATCTGCTGCATAAACTTCATTGTATTTATCTATAAGTTGTTGCTTAGTTATTGTCATATTACTTAACTCGTTTGTTGTAACTACCAAATGATTCACGAATTTTAGGTGTTCTACTTGCTCCAAATGCTCGATTACTAAGTCCTTTAGGTTGAGATGGTTGAAGTGGTTTAACAGGTTGACGTGGTTTAAGTCTACTTAATAGTCCAAGTTGATTAGCTTTACGTGCAGCACCTCTAGTTGCATAGGTTTTAGTAACTCCAGTTCTATTATTACCAAGTGATCCAACTTTAGATCCTGCAACACCAGGAACACGTTTAGAAGCAGCTTTTCTAAGTAGATTAAATGATGGTAATTTAAATGCCATATTAATTAATGTAGTTTACTTAATTATAATTGGAAATGTTTAACTTGTAAGAAAAAAGGAGAATGTTATGTATTTTAACTATTTATCAGTTATAATGAGGTGACTTAGATAGTTAGTTAGTTTGTATCTAAGTCAAGTGTAGTTAATTAAGGATGAATTAGTCATGTCAGATAAAATTATTGTACAACCCTCTGTTATTAATGATGTTGAGTTTTACATTACTTCAGATGGACGGGATGCTGGAGTTAGTATTAGTGGATTGGCGCGATTATGTGGAGTTACACAACAAACAATGTCTCAAAGAATAGTAAACCCATTAGCTGATAATACTGGTGTTAGTACACAGCTAAAAATGCTAGAACCTTTACTGGGTAACGTTTTTAGTCCACAGCTAGAAGGAAATAAAGATGGTGGAACTTGTAAAATTATTACATCAACAGCAGCAACTTTAATTATCGAGTATTACGCATTTGAATCTAAAGCTGCTAATGTTACCGCACGCAACACTTATCGTAAGTTGGCACAATATGGTTTCGTTAATTGGGTTAAGGATTTAACTGGTGCTGTTATTAATGATGATAATAAAGCTATTCTTAATTCACTTAAGTTACTAAGCGATAAAGTAGATGAGTTAAGTAATATAACTACAGAATATAAACAACTTAGAAATGCCACAGTAACTAACTTTCCTAATCTTGATGTAATGTTAAATGAGTTAACTGTAACTACGGAATTAACAACTCATAATGGATATGTCATTTTAAGTGACTATATTAAGAGTAAGGGTTTTGTTGCAGATAAATCTACAATGCACAGATTCGCTAACTTAGTTGCTGATACTTATAAGACAACTACAGGTAATAATCCAACTAAAATTAACGTTAAGTTAGGTAAAGGTAGATATAGACCTAATACATCAGCTTATGAAGTTGAAATGATTCCTATGTTAGATATGTGTTTTCGTAAGTTAGTTAATAGTTAATAGAGTTAGGAGTTATTAGTTAACTCCTTTTAATTAACCCAATTGGAAAATCAAATCTAGTAGACTTAGACTTCTTCAATTTCAATTTCATAACCTTTCCAGAGTTTATTTTTATTTGATCTAGTTTCATAAGTAAACTCATGTTGTTTAATGTTATTTATTTTAAAGCTAGTTCCTCTCTTAAATATAACCTCTTCTTCTTTAGGATTAAACCCACGTATATCAACTGCATTAGAGTTATTTGATTTAGATTTAATCTTAAACCTCACTTTAGAATAGTTAAGGAAATCGTCATTAAATCTTTCATTAGTTGTAGCTGATGTAAATCTAGGTTCAGTTACTATACTTCCGATTTTGTAGTTAGATATTAAATCATTTGGATTAACATCTTTAACATATCTATAAGTCTCACTATTATTTAACTTAGGTAGTCTATCAAATAAGTTATTTAAGTTATTTACAGTTTGTTTAACTTCATCTGTAGCATCACCAGTTATAAGATAGTTATTAATATCGTCATGTCCATCATGTTTAATATATTTATTTAAAGTAGTTTGTTCTAACTTACTTAAGTTATGTTGTTTAACGTATTTATCTTTAATTGCACCAAATAGATTACCTTCATACTCATCGTCTATTTTATTTAAATTAAACTTACTAAACAACTCATTAAAACTAAAGTTACTATTACTTAAATAACTATTTAACTCGTTTACATTAGTTGATTTAACGGTAGTTTTAACAACCTGATTACGATTATATTGTCTAACTAATTTACCATTACGAAGATAAGATTTAACTCCTACAACTCCTAATAGACCAGTACCGAGAATTGCGCCACCAAGTAATAAGTTATTACGTTTACCTTTTTTCTTACTAAATGTAGTTACATCTGATATTAGAAACATATTAGTTACCAATTAATTTTCCTACTCCAGTAATTAGCTGAGAACTTATCGTTTTTAGTTAATTCACCACTCTTATTTCTAATACCACCACTACGAGATAAGTAATTTGAACGTCTCTTCTTATCCTTGTGTTTAGTCCAATCACTCATTGTACTGTCACCAAAGTTAAGTAGTTTATATTTAACAACTCCATTTATTTTCTTACTTGCTAATACAGCATTCTTTTTACCAGGTCTAGTTGCAGCAGTTACTTGATTAGGAGTCCACCATCTACCAGCACGTTTAACTTGTCTCTTACGTTTATCCTTATCACCTTTACCTCGTGCGAAGTTAGCCAGATCATTGATTAGAGTTATCATAGTTAAAGTTGTTTAAGTTATCTATCATGTATATTCCTAAGTCTAAATGGTATAGGTTAAGTAAGTCATTACAAAAGAGAATTAGAACTAGAGAATCTAAAGTTAAAAATGTTAGTAGAGATAAAGTATTGCAGAAGTTATATAAACAAGTTAAATAGAGTTATTTATTCTTACGTTTAGTTAACTTCTTATAAACTGCATAACTTCCACCTGCTGCTAATGCTCCAATTGCAGCACCTCCTAATAGACGTGATTTAATGATTTTATTACTTGCGTTATAAGCATCATTTTTAAGTTGTTTAGTTATAGTACGTCTAACATTAGATTGCGATTTACCTCTATCTTTAGCTTGTTTAGTAAACTGCTCAATTAACTTATTCGGACGTTCCATAACTTCACGTAACTTATCATCGTTTATCTTAGCTCCCGTATCTCGTTTAGCTTGATATGTAAGTACCGCTACTTTCTTAGCTTCATCTACAATACGTTTACCTGATTTAACATCATTACGATAATCATTAGCAATAAGTTCAGTTAGTTTACGTCGTTTATCCCTTATGTCTAAATTACTTACACCTAACTCACGTTTTCGTTGTTCAGTTAATGATTTAAGTCCAATCATATTAACTCCACTTCCTACAATTGCACCAAGTCCACCTACTGTACCTATGTTAACTAATCTAAGTTTACGCTTCTTCTTGTCTTTAGAACCTAGTTTACGTGCCATGTTATTTGAGCCTATTACGTTTATTACGATTCCTTAACTCATTAACTCCAAGTAATGCGCTACCTACTCCTAAGCCAATTAGTCCACCTTTAATTAAGTTAACCCGTTTAACTTTACTGTATGCAGTATTATATAATCTATCTCTTTTTGTATCAGCATATTTTAAAGCCTCATCCTGTAATGTATCTCTGTAATAACGTATAGCATCATTTTTAGCTTTTTGATAACTATCTTTCACCTTTCTATTACTATCTCTAACTTTTCTTCTCATCTGTCTATAGAAATCTCGTTGTTCATCTAATCTGTTATATTCTTTAAGTTGTTTTTCATATTCAAGTTTTTTAGCTGGATTATTATATGTCTCATATAAAGAGAACTTAGGTCTTTCTAATTTTTGATCCGCTAATAAATTTATTTCAGAATCTAACTTTTGTAATTGTGGTTTATTTAAACTTTTTATTCTTTTTACTAAGTCTTTTCGATGTTCTTTAGTTAGCTCTTTGTTGTTATAAAATTCTTGTAGTAGTTTAGGAGTTAATGTTCTAGCTCCATATTTTTCAATACCTTTAGTATTACTCCAGTAATTAGATGCACCTTTACCAGCAAGTAATCCTAATCCAGTTGGTATTCCTAGTAATGCACTATTAACTAATAACTTTCTAGACTTTCTCTTCTTTTTATCTTTATCACCTAATTTGCGCGGCATATTGTTATTTACGTTTATATGAGTTTACTTTAACTATTTTACCCGATTTAGATTTGCGATTGTATGATTTAACATTACCAAGTGATTCCATTGTTTTCTTACCTAAATAAGCAGTTCCTAATGCACCAGCACCTAATATTCCTAATCCTGCTGCTACACGACTCTTATTTGCTCCCATTAATCTAGCAGCACCTTTAATATAATTACCTTTACCATATCTTTTTAATGTGTCCTTAACTGCTGCAAATCTATTACCGAATACTTTAACTTTCTTCGCGGATTTAAGTGCTACATCATCTGAATCTGGTATGAAGTTCTTATCGAAGTATCTGTCAGATCCGCCAATATATAATGTTTTACCTCTAAGTCCAGTTAATCCTAAACCAATACTAGGTAACGCTTTAACAGCATCTTTAGAATCTTTAATATCTAATTTTTGTCCAGTTAATCCACGATACATACCCCGTTGCATCTTTCTATGCAGTACATTAGTAATTGGATTTTTAGGAGCGTCTATATATTTAGTAGCTTCAGGTATTGGTACTCTAGTACCATCATCTAATAATTGTTCTGCTGTTTCCGATATAACTTTATGATTTTTATGACGACCTGTAATGTGAATATAATTTTTAGAATTTTTAATATATTCTTGATTATTTATTGCCGCACTTGCACCAGTTCCACCATAATTAGGATCTAGATAACCACCATTCTTCAATATAGATTTAGCATTTTTTCTACTTGTACTATGTGATTCAAGTCTGACACCTAATGCTCTTGGAATGCCGGATCTAATAGTTTGTTGTCCTAATAATGCCGTACCTGTTCCATATAATCCAGCTTTAATATAGTTAGGTTGATTACGATTATCTTTTTTCTTACCCATAACAAAAATGATGATAATTACTACCATCATTATAAGTGTTATTTGCTTCGCTGTTAATGTCAGTTTTCTATCTTAATGCACGTCCAGTTTTTGTGATGTTTAATTTTACCCTTAATTACTTTAATTAAACAACTACCATCTAGACCACGTGATTCTCGGAGGTGAACTAATCCATAACAACATAACTGTTCATTAGTTATTAAGTTAGTTAATAGGTAACGTTTATTAACTACTTGTTGCCAACTCTTTTTAGCATCATTGATTAACTTATCTTCAGCTAACTTAGCAGCTTTATCAGCTAATAACTTATCTCTTGTTTCCTCTGATTCATTAGCTCTAACACAACTCCAACCGTTAATTTTGCGACCATAACGAGGACTATTTGGATTCATTAATGGGTACACCGCTTTAGCATTTAATCCAGTTTCTTCAGTTAAATCTTCCATACCGTAACGACAGAAACTAACACCTTCAGGTGTTGTCAATATGAAGCGTTCAGCATCTGGTAGATATTGTTTAATAATTGGTTCTGCATTAATATCTCTAACTTGATAACCGTTAATTAAATTAGCGTTATTAATGTGATGTGATATTGTCTTCTGACATATATCTAATTTAAGTTGTTCTTTAATAGCATCAATACCATAAGAACAAAAACTGTAGTTATCTTTATTTAAACTAATACATTCGTATTTGTTAACGTAATCTAAATATGTTTTATCTACAGTTACATAATCATCATTAAGTGATTTAACTTTATAACCTTTATGATTAGTCATCTTATTACGAGCAACTTTAATTAAACTACTTACATCTAAATCTAGTTGTTGTAAGTGAGTTACACCGTAAGTACAATACTCAATTCCATCTGGTGTAGTTATTAAGTAACGACGATTTCTAACTAAACTATTACCTCGTTTTAATTTAGCTTCAGAGGTATTGTTTTTTAATCTAGCAGAAATTAAAGTGCTACCTAACATAGAAGCTCGATAACTTTTATTCTGCCAACGACTCGTCATCGTTCTTTTTAAATACTCTTTACCTTCAGGTGTTAGAAAACAACCTTTACCACCATTTAATACGTTATAACCGTTAGGTGTTAAAGCATTATATTCTTTAATAAAATAAACTTCAGTTTTATCAATTTCTGACTGATCTGTTGTTTCTAAAGTTTTAATAATTTCAATTTTAAATTTATCTACACCATATTTCTTAATTGCTTTTGATAATAAACTTTTAGTTCCAACATAATTACCGGCTCTAATATGTTCTGACCAACGCTTTTCAATTGTCCTATTTGTTTGTCCAACATATTTTTTATCATTAATTGAGTTTGTCACCAAATAAATAAATTGTGGCATAATAATCTCATTTACGTCATAAGATCATTATACCACAACTTAAACTCGGTCTAGTTAGAAATAGGGAATTATTATCTAACTACTTGAGCATACAGATTCTTGGGAGAATAAATTACTGGTAAAACCATTGATCATTTTGTTACCACGTAAGCTCTTTATCCTACGTATCAGTAGTTTCATGTGTTATATCTACTGTTCAGACTATATCATCATCCACTTGGGATGTTCGGCACTCGTGGGTTTGTTACTGTCCGGTCTGGACTCGAAACCTAGTCGTTGAACCTTCAAAACCATTCCTGGTTAAGCTTGGCTGCTGATTGTCCACTTCTGGAGTTTCCAGCAATTCACCGAATTTTTACTACTTAATTACTTAAATAGGCGACTACAAAAAGTTTCAATCGCTTGCAAAACATCGTTGATAGGCACAGTTGTCTTCTCATAAACACGTACCATTACAGGAGATTCAGTACCTGTTAATACACCATCTTTAACAACTTTCTGTTCTTCAGGAGTACCAATAGCTTGCTCACCCATTCCATCCTTGAGGAATACGAAGCAATTCTCATTAAGGAATCGAGCATTACTGATGTAGCTATCAATAGTATTAGTATTACCAGAGTAGGTATTATCTACTTGATAGAACTCATCATAATCCTTAATAGGAGGTAGGTTATTAGAAGCCATTACCTCTTGTAACATTGGGAAGCTAACAGAACCTACTTGTGCAAATCCAACTGATTGTCTAGCACGAGCAATAGTAGATGCTTGTTTCTGAAGATCACGCAATGCAGTATTACTCATTACGATGAGATCAGGCTTGTAACCATTAGTATTGACATAAGTAGTTACAGCATCTTCTAAGTTAGCGATACCATCAGCATTAGCGTAGTCAGTCCACTTGTTCAACTTAGGAGATGCAGTGTTACCAGTAGCAACAAGAGCATCAGGGAAGTGGTTATAACTAGCACCAGGACGACGGAAATCAATTGTCCATGCAACCTTAGTAATTGCATCAGATACACTCAATTGACCAGTCTGAACAACTTGCCAAGCCATGCTAGTAAGTCTATCAGCATGAGATTGGACGATCCCCTCAATGTGACCATAGAGATACTTAACGAGCATATCGTTAGTACCCTTAATGACGGAGTTATCAGTTAACTTCATGGTCATAACACTACCGCGTTTATAGGCAGCTTCTTCCATTGCCTTACGCATCTGTTTCTGAGTTACTTCATCGAATGAATAGCTATTACCTAACTTAGCTAGTTCACCGATTACTCGACGGAAACCACCATGAGAGATAACTGGAGGTTCAGCACCAGGAGCAATAAAGTTCGCAACTGGTGTGAGACGTTCACTTACGTATGCTAGGAACTCATCATCCTCATACGTCTTAATAGGCATGAATTGATCAATAAGTTTAGTTCTCTGACGCAGACGAGCAATAGTATCGTCTACTAGAGTTTCGGCAACTTTAGCTTGCAACTTATCGGTAAGAAAATTAGAAACTGAACCCATAGTAAGAAAAAAGTAGGATAGTGGGCGCGATAACATACATCATTAACATACGTCATTAACGCCCGGTTAGTTAGAATTTGTAAGCGAAATTGATGCCAGGGAATCGTCTAGCAATATCACCATCGAAGTATGGTAGATACTGGATACGAACACCATTAGCAATAGTATAGAGAGCTAGATCCTTAGCTGTTGCAACAGTATAATCAACTGCATGAACATGAAGTCCTACAATTGCATTAACTCTAACACCGATATTAGTACCAATAGGTAGAGCTACACTTGCGTTACCAGTTAATGTAATAACACCAGTTGTGTAATCAATAAATGCAATAGTACCAACAGCAGTTGCATTAGGAACTAGAGTTGCACTAGATAATGCAGCACTAGTTACAGTACCAGCAGTTGTAATGGCGCGGTTAGTAAGTCCATCAACTGCAAAGATAAATACCTTGTTAGTAATAGATGCTGCACGAACTAAATCAGATAATCCAGCAGTAGCATTAATAGCAGTAGCAACTTCACTAGCAGTAGTTGTAGTATTGTTAGTTGTTGCAGTTGCAGTTGCAGTTAAACCTTCTACAGTAACAGTTACAGTTTGAGCAGCAGTTACAGTAGTGATAGTTAGCGTAGAATATGGTTCAACTACAGTTAATACATCACCAGCAACAAAGATATTAGTTGGAGATGCAGTTACAGTTGCAGCACCAGTAGCAGTTACAGCAGTTAACTTAGTACGAGGTAGGAAGCGCAG